CCGTTGAGAGCATCTCCAAGCGCAAATCTCCTTTCACCGTTGACTATGCAGGATTCGGATGGTTGCTCATCAAGCACGGAGTCTGGGAGAATGATGAAATGAAGTATCCTTGGTTTGCTCCGAAGATGCAGGTCTTCGAGAGTGGCGAGGTTCAGGACATGTGTGGTGAAGATGTCTCATTCTGCCTTGATGCAAAAGAGGCAGGTTTCGAGATCTGGTGTGATCCGCGTGTGCGCGTCGGACACGAGAAGATGCGAGTGATCTGATGTCCAATACAAAGTATACAATCCTCCACAAAGGTGAGGTTCTATACAAGGGATTGACCAAAGAGGAATACTTTGATATTATGGAGGACCTTTCGATAGAGTTTTATCAGAAGGGTTCTCCAAGACCTCAAGATCTTGAGACAAAAATGATTGATTATTAGGAGTAGTATCTTATGGCAACACGTTCAAAAGTTGGTCTGAGTGGTGATCAGCATATCGAATCGACCCCGAAAAAAACTCGTCAAGGTGCTGGTAAGCACACAAAGTATGCCGCAACATCCAGAAACGCGGCTCGTAAGAGGTACAGAGGTCAAGGAAAGTAATAGATAGTAATAACTATTAAGTTTCTTGTATGGCTTGTTTGATTGCTAATTTACCTTCTTATGAAGTCTGGGTAAGAAAAGAATATCTCACTGACCATCAATCTGGTCATGGTGAATTTGTTAAAGGCGTCTGGGTATCGGTTAAATCGATTCCTGGGCGTGCTTTTTATTTTGAGACATACTTACCAGAGTATGCGGCAATGTATGATAAATTGCCCATCAGCGCGTTTGTCTCGTCTCCGGAGAAACCATCACCGGATATGGAGTTGCATAATCTTCAATTCTGGAACTGTATGGACTATGGAGTCACCGTAGTACAGAAACAATTCATTGGTTCGATGCACTATGAGTGTTATACTCGTGATTATGGACCTCAGACGGGCACTTATATTTGCACAATCGATAATTATCACCAAGATCCGGATGCAGTTGACTATGCAACCAGTGAAAATCCATCAGAACACAAGTCTCATAACCTGATTGAACTTGATAATGGGCAATTTGCACTGTATCCGAACAACAGAACACGCATTTTTGACAATAGTCTGACACCAGAGACTCCAAAAATCCCAGATTTCAAGGTTTCAACCGTTTATTATCAAGTTGAAAACGGTCATGACCGCGATGGACTCGGAAATGATGAGAATTATTTCTGGAAAACTGCTAAGGAACGCAAAAACGAAGATCAAATACCTAATTATTGAGTTATAAATAAAGAAAAACTCTTTGTCAATGGCCATTCAGAGGATATCAAGAGCATTTAAGGACATTAGTTTGTCTTTTGATGCACATCCTGTCACTAAAGATCTACAAGTATTAAAAAATGAGAACGCGATTCGTAGATCCGTAAGAAATATAGTGGAAACTATTCCCACCGAGAGGTTTTTTAACTCTTTGTTGGGATCTGAGGTCAGAAGTAGTCTCTTTGAGTTCGTTGATTTTGGTACTGCATCCGTAATTCAGAATCAAATAGAGATTGCACTTGAGAATTTTGAACCAAGAATCGATAATGTAGAGGTTCAGGTTGATCCTTTTCCAGATAGAAACGCATTTAATGCAACTATTATTTTTGATATCATCGGACAAGAGTTTCCAACTCAAGAATTTTCGTTCCTATTAGAGGCAACAAGATAATATGCCTTTTACTAAGTATACAAATCTAGATTTTGATCAGATAAAAACATCCATCAAAGATTATCTCCGTGCAAATTCAACTTTCACGGACTTTGATTTTGAAGGATCTAACTTTTCTGTCTTAATCGACACGTTAGCATATAATACATATATCACAGCATTCAACTCTAACATGGTTGTGAATGAATCCTTTTTGGATTCTGCCACTCTGAGAGAAAATGTTGTCTCATTGGCAAGAAATATTGGTTATGTACCCCGCTCTAGGACCTCTGCAAGGGCACAAATTTCGTTTTCGGTACAAAGACCTACAGGAGACAGTTCCTCTCAGGTAACGCTTCAGAGAGGTCTTGTATGCACTGGTAGTTCTGCAAATACATCATACGTATTTTCAATACCAGAGGACATTACAAGAAAGTTTGTTAATGGAGTTGCGACTTTTAACAACATTGAAATTTATGAAGGGACATATTTAACCAAACAATTCATATATGATGGATCTCTTGATCAAAAATTTATTCTCGATAACTCATTCGTTGATACTTCAACTTTAAAAGTCTATATTAGAAAGGAAAATGATACCGGACTTGGTATTGAATACTCCTTGGTTGATAATATTGTCGATGTAACCTCTAGTTCTCAGATTTATTTGATTCAAGAGATACAGGATGAAAAATATCAACTATTGTTTGGTGATGGATTGATTGGTAAAAAACTTGGAACAGACCAAAATTCTGATGGTAATATCATAACGGCAAATTATATTGTATCAAATGGTGTAGACGGCAATGGAGTATCAAATTTCTCCTTAGCTGGAAGTTTTCTGACGACAGAACAAAATAATGTTAACCCATCCGACATCACTGTTACGGTAAATCAGGCATCTCAGAACGGATCTGAGATAGAATCAATAGATTCTGTCAGATATTATGCGCCAAAAATTTATTCTGCTCAATCTAGAGCAGTCACCAGTCGTGATTATGAGGCAATTATCAAAACAATCTATCCAGATACAGAATCTGTTGCCGTTGTTGGTGGTGAGGAAATGACTCCTCCACAATTTGGCACTGTAAACATAAGTATCAAACCAAAAAATGGTACTTTTGTCTCTGACTTTAACAAATCTAGGATTTTATCTCAATTAAAGCAATATACTGTCTCCGGGATAAATCAAAGAATCACAGATCTCAAAATTCTTTACGTTGAAATTGATTCTGCGGTCTACTATGACTTTTCTAGGATATCAACAGTTGAAACTCTAAGAACAAGAGTATTGGATACTCTTAAAACTTATGCAAATTCCTTAGAAATCAATAAATTTGGTGGAAGATTTAGATATAGTAAAATTCAACAAATTATTGACAATACAAATACTGCAATTACCTCTAATATTACCAAAGTTAGGATTAGAAGAGACTTAAAGGCAGTTGTAAATCAGTTTGCACAGTATGAATTATGCTATGGCAACCAATTTCATGTAAATTCTAAAGGATATAACATTAAATCAACTGGATTTAGGATTGCAACTGATCCCGATGTGGTTTATATGACCGACATTCCAAATCCTGACGGAAGAACAGGGATTTTATCAATTGTAAAACCAATTGATAGCACAACAACTAGAGTTGTTGTAAAATCTGCAGGAACAATTGATTATATTAAGGGAGAAATCAATGTTAATACAATAAAAATAACTTCAACAGAAAAAGAAAACAACATTATTGAAGTACAAGCATTTCCAGAGTCAAATGATGTAGTTGGATTGAAGGATTTATATCTCAATTTTAACATCCCAGCAAGTTCAATAAATATGGTGAAGGATGTTATTGCATCAGGAGATGAAATATCGGGAACGGTATTTACTAGAGATTACTTCACATCAAGTTACTTAAACGGGAATCTAATAAGAGAGTAATATGATACAGACTGGATTTGAATCTAGAGTCAAGATTCAACAAATTATTGACAATCAGTTACCTGAATTTGTCTTGGATGAAAATCCAAAGGCAGCAGAATTTTTAAAGCAATATTATATTTCTCAAGAATATCAAGGTGGTCCAGTTGATATTACTGATAATTTAGATCAATATTTAAAATTAGACAATTTAACTCCCGAAGTTGTAGTTGATAGTACATATACAACTTCAGGAATCTCCTCTACGGACACTACAATCGCCGTAAACAGCACTAAAGGTTTTCCTAAGCAATATGGTCTGTTTAGAATTGATAATGAGGTTATAACCTATACAGGGTTAACTACAAACTCGTTTACTGGGTGTCAACGCGGATTTAGTGGAATCACTTCATATCATAGTGATTTGAATCAAGAGGAATTGGTATTTTCTGATACTTCTAAAGCAAGTCACCTTGAAGATGCAAATGTACTTAACTTAAGCTCTTTATTTTTAAGAGATTTTTACACAAAATTAAAATATGCTTTTGCTCCAGGTTTAGAAGACGTTGATTTTGTTAAGCAGTTAAATGCTGGTAATTTTATAAAAGAAGCAAAGTCTTTTTATAGATCTAAAGGAACTGATGAGTCATTTAGAATTCTGTTCAATGTTCTTTATGGAGCAAA